GCCTCTTTTTTAGTGTTTGTCAACGTGTATCGTCTCCTTTGTTATTAAAATCAACGTCAAGCGCTTGCATGAGGTTAGGTGCGTCTGCGTAATGGATAAGCTGTACAATGTCAAACGTTGTAACAAGTACGTTGTCTGAGATATCCATATCTATGTTGTGTACGTGGTGCAGTGTACCTATCATCTGGATATTGTACGGTAGTTTCATTCGCACATCTCTTAGTTCGTCGTAAATGCTTGACGGCGTAGTCGCCTGTGGAAAATAGTTAAGATTAAACATGATACGCATTTCTGCGTGGTTTGTGAGGCGTTTAGCGTGAGATATTCGGGGATTTAAGATTTGGAATGATGGGGTTTTAAGTCCTTGCTTTACGGGTGCATCGTAGATTGTGATACCAGGATATACAGCTTTAAGCTGCTTAATCAGCTCAGCAACGGCGATGCCCTCAACGTCAAGATAAATCATAGGCCGTCAAACACCTCAGCTATCAAGTCCTCAACCATGTGAGGTATGATGTCTTGCATCTTATCTTCTGTGTATTTAATCATAAACACTCCCTCTTGCCAGCCGACCGTCAACCCTGCACGTGTCACGATGCGATGGCCTTTGTCAACATAAAGTGCGTAGTCCATAGGATTGTAAAGCCTAACTTCCCAATGGCCGCCTTTTTTAACAATGTCATAATCCCAAGATGCTCTAAGGTCTCCCGAGTCTACAGGCGTAACGAGTTTAGCAGTACGTACCGCAAGCTGTCCTATCGTTTCCGCTAGCTGTATTTCTTCTCGGTCTAGCCGTTGAAGGCCTGCCTCAAACTTCCTTTTAAAATCTAATACTTGAGAGTAGTCTACAGACATTAAGCGATACCTCCTCTACGCAGTAACACTTCTTGGTGTGTAACGTAAACGCGCGGTTCGTCTGCACCGTCGGCAAACCTAAAGGTCGTTGGAGCTTCCCACTCTCGCCACTTGTTATCAACGGTGATTGTGTCTCCTGCTTTAAGTTCGTATTCAGGCGAGCAAAACATTTTAGCGTCGTATGCAACGGTGTTAACATCGCCTTGCGCTGCGTTAGCGATAGACGTTTGAGGGTAGCTTATACGGCAAGGTATGGCATCGTAGATCGTTTCAAGTTGTTCGGACTCAGCACCGTTAGGCTTTACGACCGTTACGTTCCTTGTAACGGTCGCCTCTCGGTCATACATATAGGCTGTAGCTTTTGTGGCTTTTGCTAACAGTTCTCTTACATTTACCATTTGAGCTTACGATATTTACGGATTAACTTGCCGTAACCTTTGACAACCTCATCAAGATTACGTTTAGATGCGCTCGTAGTCGTATCTTCAAACTGCACCGTAACATCGCCTTCTTTGATAGATTTGACTGCCTTGTCGTCTGTTTGAGACTCAGCAGGCAGTAAATCAGCTCTTACAGACTCCTCGACCATATCAGCCACAAGATATAACAACGGTTGAGGTAAATCGTCTCGGTGCGTCTCGATTAGGACAATCTGACACACCTCAGATACTCGTCTGTGTAAAACGCGGTCAGGCAGGTCAGGATAAACCTCACGCACCAAAACGATTACGTCCTGCACAAACTGCTCATTATGGAGCGTCACACTGTCCATCATCTAAAACACTCCTTATCCTAAAGATTTAATACGCGCGATCGGGATAGCTTTGTGATCAAACTTTTTAGAGCTATCACCTTTAGCTTTTACTAACTCCCAATTCTTGCCGTCTTTAAACTCAGCATTTGTTGGTGATAAAGTCTTAACATTAGCGCTCGTAAATGAGATGCCTTTAGGTGCTAATACTTTACGTTGTCGAGAGTAAAGTGTATCTTGACCGCCGTTAGTCTTAGGATCGCGGCTCATCTCGAATGGAACTTTAGCGCCTAAGTTTTCGTATGAAAATGCGCCTTCGCCTAGAACAAATGAAGTGTAAACTGTCACTTCTTGTTCTTGCGACTCAATGATAGGTGTGCCTTCTGGAGTCTTGCCTGTCTCGACTTCGATAGTCTTTGTAGCCGTTTCTGCTGGCATTGAGTCGTCAATGATAACGGTACGCCCGTTCCATGTCGCTAACGTCAACTCACGTTCGATACCTTGTGCATCTGTGTACGTCATGTATTTTAACAGCTTCATGTTTTCTAAGTTTGTTGCAACTACTGAGTGCATGATTACAAGTGTAAATGCTGTTTTGTTTTGACCCGCTGCTTGTTGGATAGCAGTATTTAACGTTGTAGGACCTACTAGGTTCTGACCTAAGCCCGTCTTTTCAGACACGTCATACGTATGGCCGTTAACAAATTCAAGGTTTTCTTTACCTGTCATGCTAAAGATACCTTCTAAGATTGCTAGTAATACGTCCTGGTCGATTTCTTCCCAATACTGTGCTACTTGCTGTGCTACGTTATCCATAAATGCTACGCCGCTTGTGATGTCTTGAGAAAAGTCTTTTTCTACCCATGCTTTTGCACGGCCGTAAACGATTACGCCCTGCTCGTACGTATCTGTTGACGTTGCGTCAATATCAGTTACGCCGTCGTAGTTTAGCGCCTCACCGTCTAAAAGTCCGAATAACGGGATAGTAGCGTAGTAAGAGCCTGTTTGAGTACCGAACATTGAACGAATTTCTGCGTTAGGTGTTAGTGCGCGAGACTTTAATAGCTCGTTGCGTTTTAAGTTTGGTACGCGTTCCACGTATTGACCAAAAGCCTGTGGATTGAATGTTTTTGAGTCAAAGCCGCCAGACTGTGGCGCAGGTGCTGCTGCGAAATACTGAATGTCCAGCTTTACTAAAGATTTAAAGTTTGTCATGTGTATTGTATCTCCTTTGAGGTTTATTGCTCACCTTGACTAGCATAATGTGCCGCTAGTTCGGTATACGTCATCTGGTTTAGTGGTTTCGGGTCTGTAGCGCCCGTATCAGATTGGCCAGGTAACGTTTTACCTTTGATATTAGGTGGCTGGGGTGTAGAGGGTGTTTCGGGATTTTTAAATAAAAAAGCCTTGTCAGCTTGTAGCTGCTTAATTTGATCGTCTAAGCCTGTCAGTTTACCGTCCGCTAGTTTTAATGCGTCTCGGTCAACTTGTCCTAGTACGATGTCGATGTCGTGGACCTTGTCAGCAAGTGCTAACTTAATCTCTGCATCTAGTGTTAACTTTTGCATTGCTTCTTCGTGGGCTTTTGTTTCGGCTTCGTATTTTTCTTTAAGTGCTGAGAGGTCAGCTTGTAGGGTTGTCGTGTCTGCCGATTGTTTTTCGAGGGTTGTGAGTTCAGCCTCACGTTCTTTCAATGTCTTTTTAAGCGTATCGCGTTCCTGCGTCGCATTTTCTAGGTCAATCTCTTTGCGGTTTACGGTCTTACCATGCTCGCGCATAATATCGTCAATAACCTCATCTTCGATACCTAGTTTCTTTAAAAATTCTCGTTTCATATACGATTCTCCTTGTCACGTTTGTTTTACGAGGTTCGACCTCGGACAGCGTTTAGATTTTACGCCATAACTGCAAAAAGGCGATATTAGTTTACAATGCTCCTAACATACCATAGTACGCCATAAATGTCAATGAGTAAAGTATAAAGTTATTACCTAAAATTAAAGCAGGACAACCGCAACGGCTATCCTGCTATTTTACGTTTTTATCGTACCACTCTTGATACGTCATTTTGTCGATAAGCTCGCCACTCATACCACCTACGCGACGTTTCTCTTTGCCTAGGTACTTTTCACCGATTACGGCGATAGTCGTTGAGCGACAGCGAACGTGGAAAGGTGGAGCGGTTGATCCAGGCTTGTGGTCCTTAACAGGATATTGCTTACCGTCTTGATACCTGCACGTAACTGAGGTACGACTATCAAGGGTTGCAAGTATCTCATACTTAGGTACTTTAGCCTCTCGGTAGCCGTCAGCTGCGCCTTGCTCTCTAAAGTAGTTAGCCTCAGTGCGTGTTAGTGCTTCGGCTTGAGAGTACGTAACGTCAAACGTTTTAGCTAGCTCTCTTGCCATTACAGAGGAGTGTTTACCTTGATCGAGACCCTCCGTTAAGACTTTACGTATCTTCTGGTGCTGTTGCTTTTGGTGTGTCCACAGTCGCTGACTCCACACCTTTTCGCCTGCCCACTTAGTGCGTAAAACCTCAGCGGCTCTCGTCTTGCTTAGTTTAGCCACTTCGGTAACGACTAGCGTTTGCTGAGCAATATCGTAAAGCTGTTTGTAGTAACTCTCCTCGTACAAATTACCAAGCCCTGTACCTAGTGTGGCAACCATGCCACCCTCACCGCCGTAAAGCTCTAAGAGCTGTAACTCGGTGCGTAGTTGTAAAAGCTCTAAGCGGCTAATGCGTTGACGCAGGCTAGCACGTCTCAGTAAGTCTTGGTATTCTGGTGAGCCGTATTTGCTGTACTTTTTAAACTTTGGTAGGTCATCGACTAGGTAGTCTCTTAGCTCGTCTGTTGTTAGACGTTTACGGGCCTCACGTTTAGTGATACCCTCCTCAGCAGCGTAAAGCGCGATAAAGTCGTTAAGCTCTTGCAAGATAGCACGTTTACGAGTACGTAACAGCTTGTCCATCTCAGCTAACATCATCTCAGCCGCTAGTTGGGCATCGGCTTCTCGCATTTGCGCTCGTTTAGCCCAATATTCTTTAGACTTCATCGCTTAGCCTCATCGGTTTCATCATCTTTGATTTTATCCTCTTGTACGGTAGGTAGGCCGTCAAACTGTTCAGCCTGGGCTTGCAATTCTGCTTGTTCTTCTTCTAAGCGCTTTTCTACTTCTGACGAGTACCACGGGTGGTGCTCGCGGATAGTCTTAGCGTCGATGATGCCTGCTGAGTCTACACACTGTGCAATTAACTCAGACTCGTTACGTATCACGTTTTTATTAAAAGTGATTGTCAGGCGCTCGTTAGCGGCCTGAGCGTGGCCTGTATTGTGTAGATGGATCTGTACAAAGCGGTTTAAGTGCTGCAACGATGATAACGTCTCACTTTCGAGCTTTGCTACGTCCATCTCTAAGTTAGCGTAACGCATTTTAAGTGCTTCACCCGATGCGTCGCCTACGCTTGCCTCTCTCGTATCAACGCCGCGGCCGCTCTCATAAATAGCGTAGCGTAGTCGATCTAATCGTGAGTCGATAGCTTGTGAGTTATCAGCATTTGTATTTAACGCATCAATACCGCCGTCTGAGTCAACTTTAACAGCTCTATAGTGATTTAGGTGTTTTAAAAACTCGTCTAAGTTTTGCCCGTCATAGTTTTTTAACACGTAAATAAAGTTAGGGATATCAGCTAAGATGTCAACACCCGTAGAGTCAATAAGGTTGTAAGCGTCGATTAGCGATTTAACAGAGTCTAAGAGGCGCATCTCCTCAGGGTTATACCTAAAGTGTACTAGAGGTACGAGTCCGTCACCCCAAGCATAAGGTACGCCATCTGCGTCAAAATAACCCTCGACTTGCAAGCCTCTACCGATATCCTCAATCAACGTAGAGTTATCAAAGCGGTAATATTTAACCTCTGTGTCAGTGTAAAAGTCTACGAGCGTAATTTCACGTTTCGTACTGCCCTGGTATTCAATCACGTTATAGATATGAGCAAATGAGCCAATCTCCATTCGTTCCTGGTCCAGATAAAAGGGTAGCACTTCTTCGGCTGGCAAAGATTTAAAGGCTAAATCGCCTGTCTCGTCAACGTAAGGGTGGATATACGCCACACTCTTATTAAGCGCTTCTGTGACAGTGTTTTTAATTCTACGCCACAAGCCCTCATCATACACCGTCTCATAAACTTTAGTAGCGGCATCGGTTTCCGCTGATACGGTCGGCTCGTCTTTAAGCAGATACTCTACTTTTTGATTGACAAGTAACTTTGTAAAGTCATGCTTGAGTTTAGTATTGGACTGCCAATCAGCTGTACGTGTCTTTTTAACGTCGGGCTGGCGGTTACGGTAGTAAAGCTCGCCCTCAATCATCTCGCGTCGTTTTTTAGACGTTAAAAACTCAGATACTTCCTGAGCTAGTAACGTTTTATCTGTTGCGATAGAGTCCTTTAATCGTTTGATTGCGTCACGTGTGACGCGCTCGCCGTAAGGCTCTCTAAACATATCATCGACTAGCATTGGCGCTTGCCTCCCTTCTTGTACTTATCTAATTTGTTAGAAGCGGTTAGCACTTTTGCTAGCCAGTCCGCTTTACGTTGCACCGCGTCAAACTTTGCCAGGTCGTCGGCGGTAGGTTGCTTGTTAGTAGTCATGGTTTATCTCTCCATATGTTTTGAGTTATTTCAAGATTGAAAGGCCTCCACCCTTCATATCTCTTTCAAAGGCATAGCGTGTAGCTGCGATAGAATGGTCGTTTTTATCCTCCAAGCGCGGAAGCGGGTTGCCGTCGCGGTCGGTCTGGTAGTCAATGTTTTCAAACTCCCAGGCAGTATTAGGTGTACGGCTTGAGTCAATTACTATCTTAGCTAGGTCGCCTAGCCAATTTTCGCCATGCTCAACCGATCCTGGACCTTTCTTAGCGCCTTTCATGCGGCTAAGGTTGTACTCTCGTTTAAGTTCTGCAATTGTACGTGGCTCAGCTGAGTCTGCTGTAATCTCGTAGTCAGTGTACCCGCGTTGATGGATAAACTCAGCGATGGTACGGTTACTCATTTTTAAACCGTAGCTCTCGTCAATGCAATAAATGATACGGTGCTTTTTATCGTAGTGCCAGCGGACAAAGGCTAACGGGTCTGGCCCATAACCAAAGTCAATACCTTGTCGGATATTATCAAACGATGCAATCATTTCATCAGTAATAATACCTTTGCCGATTTCAAGGTTCGGGAACGGTTCCACACCACTGCCGATTGGCTCACCTAGAAACACGTGACGGTAGCGGCGCTCGTCAATTTCCTTAATCGTCTCAGCGTTAATGACGAAACGTTTTGACAAGAACGGATTGCCTAGATACGTGGAATGGTGCACGTACGTATCATCTGGGATAAATGAACCCTCATACTTTTTATTTAACCAATGCTGACGGCGTTTAGGCGGGTTATACGAGTAGTAGATTTGGTAGTCAAAGTGCTGAGGCTTTTTGCGGTTAACTCTTACATGCTTATCAGGTCGTATCTTGTGCGACACTTCTTCACGTAATACGGAGTTTTCAATCACTTCTAAGTCGTCAAACGATTTAAACTCGGCAATCTCCTCTCCCCACAAGCGTGTCAGTGGGAACTCGGCATCTTTGATAGATTTAATCTTTTCGGGGTCGTCTGCACCCGCAAAATAGATTTTATTACCCCTAGGGTTGTACACAATCTCAAGTTTTGAGGTTAAGACGGTGAAATGGCTGCTCAGCCCTAAAATGCCGATTGCCTCTTTGAAGTTTTGCATTACCGACTTAGCACAGGTGTTTTGTACACGTCGTATCGCTAATGCGGATATGGGGTACTCTACGATGTCAAGCGTGATGCGGAGCGGTATGGTAAACGATTTACCGCTACCCCGACCACCCTTACACACAAAGCGTAAATATTGGGGGTTTTTCGTAGCTCGCCAAAACGGCTTAAATTGCTCAGTAAGTATCTGCGAAATGTTTAGTACGTTGCGTACGGGGCTTTTCTTGAGTCCTGGGTGCGTCATGCTTACACCTCGTCGTCTGCGTCGATGTCGTCGTTAATGATAATCTGTACGTCTCCCTCTAACGCTAGTCGGTCGGTAAAGATGCCGTGTGCTTTACCTAGCTTTTCTGCTGCGGATAAGCGTTCTGCGGTCGTAGGTGGCATACCAGGGTCAATTACTTCCTCGCCTTTCCCTACGCCTCTAAGCACGTGAGAACGTGTCTCCCCTCGCATGATAGCTGTTAGCGTTTCAAGCGTTTCTGTAGCGTCAGCGATGCGCTCAGTAACTTGCGATGCTGTTAAAACGCGGATAGCTTCAATAATATTTGGCTTGCGCATATTCTCTGATGCAGTTGTACGAGCTGATCGTGGAGAGTAGCCTGCACGTAAAGCAGCTTGTGTTTGATTAAAGTCTTTGAGGTACTCCTCAACGAAACGCTCTTGTCGGGGTGATAGGGGTTTTTGTTTCGGGTCTTGTAGTGGTGAATGTGGTTCAATGATACGTGGGTTATCCGGTCGTTTATCTAATTTCTTTTTCGTCATGGTCTATTGCTCCTTATCTAAAAACATAGTTTGCTTATAATTGTAGCACATAAAAAGACCACACGCAATAGCGTATGGTCGGTGGTAAAGGTATATGATCATAAGGAGGAAAATATGCCTTGAGCTGCCTAAGCAACCTTATATGAGGTCAAAGGCTGGCTACCCTCGCACTTCTTCGGAGGCTCTCCTTCGTAGGCTTAGGCGCTTTAGGACTTCGACCGCATATAGCGTTGCTCAGACAACTTTGTTTAGTTTCGTGCGATTGAAGCATTTGCCCACATGGAAACTTGCTCTAGGTTAGTGTGTGCAAT